CCCAGTAACCCATACTCAGCAACAAAGGCTGCTGCGGATATGTTAGTTACAGCCTGGGCAAGAACATATGATGTACCTTATATAATTGTTAGACCCACTAACAATTACGGTATAGGACAATATGTTGAAAAATTTATACCCAAAGCAGTTAAGCATTTGATGTTGGACAGACCAATTTTAATGCACGATAACGGCACACCCACAAGAACATGGTTGCACGTTAGTGATACTGCATCTGCAGTCTTAACAATTATTGAATCTGGCAAGATTAACGAAACATATAATATTTCTGGCAATTACGAAGAACAAAATATTGTTGTTGCTAATAAAATATTAAAAGCATATGGCATTGATAAATCTGATTACTTAGATCATATGGATTTCTCTGAAAAGAGACAAGGCCAAGATGTTAGATATGCAATAGATGATTCTAAATTAAAATCGCTTGGATGGAGACCAGTAGCTAATTTTGATACTCGATTAAAAGAAATTGTACGATATTACAAAGAACATTTCATATGGTAAATCGAGCAATTATATACCACCATCTTGGGATGGGTGATCTGTTTACTTGTAATGGATTAGTTCATCACATTGCCAAAGACTTTGACGAAGTATGGTTAGCTACTAAAGATTACGTAGTGCCAACTGCGACACATCTATATGCAGACTATCCCAAGATTAAAATATTTGAAGTTAAACAAGAACCGCATGATATTTTTGACTTTGGTACAATTTCAGAAATATCCGTTATAAAGGTTGGATTTGAGCACACAGATCCAATGCACTTTGAACGATCTTTTTATGCGCAGTATGGGTTGACACTCGAGGATAAAAATACAAAATTTAGAATGCCGTTAGACCTATCACAGTCTATTAAATTTTATAATAAGACTGTTTCTAAATTAGGAAATGATTATATCTTTGTTCATACAGAAAGCACTGCTGGTAATTTTGAATTACAGATTAATTCCGCATCTCCTAAGTTTATAGTAGATAAATCTGATACTCCAGATGTGTTAGATTATATACACACAATATGCAATGCGAAAGAAGTCCATTTTATAAACAGTGGACTATATCCTTTAATATCTTTATTGTCACATTTAGGATTATTAAAGACAAACAAGGTTGTTTATCACAACACCAGAAAATTTCACCAAGGCGGATTGCCTATAGAAATACCAAATCATTTTGAAACAATTAATTATTGATTATGAAAATTATATCCATAAGTGTTTGGGGTGATGACCCAAGATATATTGTTGGCGCAAACCGTCAATACGAATTATCAAAAAAATATTACTCCGATTGGGAATTTAGAATTTATACAGATGACAAAAATAAATTCTCAAATTTAGCAGATGCAAATATCATAGAAGTTACTGATGGTAGCTACGGAATGTACTGGCGGTTTCGAGCAATGTTTGAGAATAAAAATAACATTGTGCTTGTACGTGACTCAGATAGTAGAATTACTATACGAGAACAAAAAGCAGTTAATGACTGGATAAATTCTGATAAAAAGTTCCACACATTCCGAGACCACGATGCACATTTTGAATTTCCTATTATAGGTTGCGCATTTGGTTATAAGGGTAAATTTAGTACGCCTGTATTTAATTTGATGAACAAGTATACAGAACAACTTAATTATTATGTGGGTGATCAAATATTCTTGCGTGATGTAATTTGGCCTTTGGTTCAAGATAGTGCATTAGTGCATTCTATGAATGAAGGCTGGTTTGGAGAAACAAGAGCACTATTAGTTAATCCATATGATTTTTGTGGTAATGGATACGACGAACACGATATGCCAATGTATCCTCCTACATTAAAAGAATGTGCGGAGTTTGATCCAAAATCTGTATCTAAAAAGTATAAGTTTAACAATGGTGAATTACACGAATAAAATAAGGAAATATTATGGGAATTGGTAATCAGGAAATGCAGTTTTTAGTCAACGTAAGTCAGCACGGCCCGTTTGGTAAAACAATTACTGCAGGTAGACAAGGTCTTCATGTGCAAAAACATAATGTTGAACATTTTTTAAACATAAAAGATTTTAAACCTAGTCAATATTGTGACGATATGTTAATGGAATATTTTGGAGCAACAAAGGTTGATTCAATAGATTATTCTGATTATGAGGGCGCAAACATTATTCATGATATGAATTTACCTTTGAATCGCCCTGAAGAATATGATACTGTTATTGATAGTGGAACATTAGAACACGTATTTAATATTAATGAAGCATTTAAAAACATAACTAGATTATGTAAAGTAGGTGGCCAAATTTTACATGCACTGCCTGCAAATAATAATTGCGGACATGGATTCTGGCAATTCTCTCCTGAATTATTCTTTGCATTGTATTCTGAAAAGAATGGGTATAAAGACACACAAGTATTTGTGGGCGATACCGCAGACTTGGGATGGACATATGAATTGGATCCGCCTGAGCCCGGACAACGATTGGAAATAGAACATCCAAGACCAGTATATGTTATGGTTAGAACTGTTTTAGCGAGAAAAGATTTCGCACATAAAAATATACAACAAGCAGATTACGCATATCAATGGAGCAAAGCTGCAAATGACTAAGGTGACAGTAATTACAGCAACAACAGGTTCAGAATATCTAAGAGACAATATTAGATCAGTTGCATCCCAAACATATCTTGATGTTCAACATCTTGTGGTTGTAGATGGCGAGCATCATCTAGACAAGGTGGCGCAAATCTTGCAGCAAGAAAACCACAATGCAGACTTAGTTGTCTTACCTTATGCAACAGGGGTCGATCAATATAATGGTCATAAAATTTATGGCGCGTTTACTCATATTGCAAAGGGCGATTATATTTGTTACCTGGATGAGGATAATTGGTTAGAACCAGAACACGTAGAATCCCTAATAAAAACGGTTGGCGATAACCAATGGGCGGCGACCTTAAGAAAGATTGTAGACAATGAAGGTAAGTTCATTTGTAATGATGATTGTGAAAGCCTATGTAATTGGGAATCGGTTATCAGAGATTATTTTGTAGATGTTAATTGTTTCTTTTTTAGTAAACCATTAGCATTGCAATTAAGTCCTATTTGGTTTAGACGTGCAAGGCATCCAGACGATCAACCTGAGGTTGATAGAGCATTGACTTATACGCTTAAAGATAATAAAATAGAGTGTGAGGTGACAGGAAAGTATACTGTAAATTATCGAGCAGGTAATAGAGCAGATTCGGTTCAAGGCCAATTCTTTTTGAAAGGCAATGAGATTATGAAACAAAAATATAATGGAGTATTCCCGTGGAGAAAGTAGATTACAAATACAACGAAGGTGAACTTATTAAAGAGTTCCAAGAATATATTGATGCAACATATGGACAACATTATTCAATGAATAGATTTCAGGCAACTGAATTTATTATTGACAATGGACATGGCGTAGGCTTTACCGCCGGCAATGTTATGAAATATGTTCAAAGATATGGAAAAAAAGCAGGAAGGAATAGACAAGACCTGCTAAAGGTGTTACACTATGCATTGATGCTTTTATATGTACACGACATTGAAGTAGAAGAGCCGATGATGCATCGGGAACCAATTGAAGATTATGTGACGGACTATCCCCAAATTTAAAGGAAAATATTATGCAATTTAGTAATGAAACAATTCAGTTCTTAAAGAACTTCGCCGCAATTAATAGTAACATTTTGATCCGTAAAGGTCAGACATTATCTACAATCAGCACAGCAAAGAATATCTTTGCTCGTGTAACAGTTACTGAAGACTTCCCTGTAGAAGTTCCTGTTTATGATTTGAATTCTTTGTTGGCATTGTTAACTTTGATGGAAAATCAGCAAGTTGATTTTGGCGAGAAGTCTTTGACTATTTCTAAAGACAATGGTAAATTTGAGTATTTCTATTCTAACGCAAGCGTTATTGTTGCGGCACCAGATAAGAACATTGAGATTGATGAGCATTTTAAATTTAACCTCTCATCTGAAGATGTTAACATGATTATGAAGGCAGCAGCTATTACAGCAGCACCTACAATTTCTGTTATCAGTAAAAACGGTCAAGTTACATTGACTATCGGTGATAAGAAAAATGATACTGCAAACACTTATAAAAAGACAATTGGTGCTTCAGATGAAACATTTGAATGCCACATGGCAGTTGAAAACTTCAAGATCGTTCCCGATGCTTATGCAGTAACAGTTGCTAAAAAGAAATTGTTCCACTTTAAAAACGCTACAAAGCCTTTAGAGTATTTCATTGCAATGGAACCTGATTCGGTGATCTAATGAATCCCGTAGGTCGTAGATCATTTGCTAAAGGCCTAGGTTTTATAGGCCTAATAGGTGTAGGTGTTGCAGGTTATAAAGAAGCCAAAGAGCGTCTTATGCCTGCGCCCGATGAACTAGCGTCTAAAGAGTTATCTGACAAATTAGACGAACAGCCTTTACTTCAGTTGCAGGCAACATATGGTGAAAAGATGCCGCCACCACCGCCACCCGCTGGACAATTTATGTTTATAGGCACCGGTCCTAATTATAAACCCGGAACTGAAATACATGTGCAAGCTAAGATGCAGGTTGGACCTGACGGAAAGCTATATGTCAAAGAGAATAACATTTGGCGTAAAATTTAATATTATGGAGTTATTATGGAATTTCGTGAAGATCAATTTTTGTGGGTTGAGCGTTATCGCCCTCGTAAACTAGATGAATGTATTTTACCTGCAGACCAAAAGAAGGTCTTCCAGGACATGGTTGAAAAAGATGAAATACAGAACATGCTATTGTGTGGTTCGGCGGGTGTAGGTAAGACTACTATTGCTCGAGCATTGTGTGAAGAATTAGGTACAGACTATATCATTATTAACGGTTCAGAGGAATCGGGTATTGATGTTCTTAGAACTAAAATTAAACAGTTTGCTTCTACAGTATCCTTTAGTGGCAAGACTAAAGTTGTTATTTTAGACGAGGCAGATTACTTAAACCCTAATTCTACACAACCGGCCTTAAGAGCATTCATAGAAGAATTCTCAGCAAATTGCAGATTCATTTTTACTTGTAATTTTAAAAATCGTATTATTCCTCCGCTTCATTCTCGTTGCGCGGTAATCGAATTTAAAATTGGTAAAGAAGAACGTCCGAAGATTGCTGCTCGTTTCTTTAAACGTGTTAATGAAATCTTGGCAAACGAAAAGGTTGAAGCTGACCCTAAAGTTGTAGCAAAAGTTCTTGAGAAACATTTTCCCGATTATCGTCGTGTACTTAATGAGTTACAGCGTTATGCATCTTCGGGCAAGATCGATGAGGGTATTCTTGTTAATATGGGTGAGGTTAATATGCAAGACCTTATCTCTGCTCTCAAAGACAAAGATTGGAAAAAGATGCGTACTTGGGTTGTTAACAATTTAGATAACGATCCGCAAACTCTTTTCAGAAAAATCTATGATACATTATTAGATTCAGTTGTACAGGTACCGCAACTTGTTTTATTGCTTGCAGACTATCAGTACAAGGCCGCATTTTGTGCAGACCAAGAAATTAATCTTGTTGCGTGTTTAACAGAGATTATGGCGTCGGTTGAATTTAAATGATTGATTTATTACGACCCACATTAGATTGGATTAGACATGATTATACTAGTAATCGCTTTCGTTTTTGCGTGGAGTTGCTTGCTTGGGCTATTAGTATTGGGTGTTCAATTACCATGGCTCTCACAGTCCCCAATCCGCCCCTATTATCTCTTTACCCTATATGGATCCTCGGTTGTGGTATGTATGCTTGGGCTGCTTTTACTCGCAAATCTTTTGGCATGCTGGCTAACTACTTGCTATTGGTAACAATAGATTCAGTAGGATTAGTGAGGATGTTAACATGAGCTTATTTGGAACCCCTGTAGAAAAACCCGCAGAAGTTCCTTATAAGGCCCCTGCAATCTCACCCTTCGACTTTATTAATGCTATTCATTATAGCAAAGATAATCTCATTGTAGATGATTGGTCGGAGAAACAATATAACCCGTTTATCATTAATAAAGGACTATCTTACGGACATGATACAGTAATCCCTGCGAATGAGATGAATTCGCGACCACATCTTGAGAAAAAGATGCAGTTTTCGTTTCTTATAAATACAATTAGGCCCCGTAAAAGATTCAATAAATGGATCAAAGCGGAGAAAATTGAATCGATCGAAGTAATTAAAGAATACTATGGATATAGCACAGAAAAAGCCCGCCAAGTACTCCCTCTTCTCGACGACTCAAAATTAGATTATTTAAGAACAAAACTAATAAAAGGTGGTCGTAATGGCTGAAGATATTTTTCACATTGATTATCCTGGATACAACCCGCTGGAAGTAACCATGGCACAACCTGACGATTTTTTGAAGGTCAGAGAAACTCTCACACGTATCGGTGTAGCATCACGCAAAGATAAAGTACTTTATCAATCTTGCCATATCTTACATAAGCAAGGTAGATACTTCATTGTCCATTTTAAAGAGCTATTTGCTCTTGATGGTAAGACTGCAGATTTGACAGAGAACGATTTACAAAGACGTAATACAATTGCTAAGTTGCTAATAGATTGGGGCTTGGTAAAAATTATTGATCCTGATAAATTTACAGATTTAGCACCGTTATCGCAGATCAAAGTAATTGCATTTAAAGATAAAAATGAATGGTCTTTACAAACAAAGTATAATATTGGTAAGAAAAAACAACCTACAGAAGAATAATCTGTATAAATAATTATAATCCCCGGGATGGGAAACGCAGCAATCGGTGTGGGCTGTATAAACCAGAAGCCGAACTAATTTCAGTCCCACTACCTTGGGAACGTCTAAAGCTGGTACAACGTATGGTACCCCTGTAGTCAGTAAGCAGGATTAACGCTATGCCTTCGGGGTAGCAAATCTAAAACTCGCTTAATAGGAGAACTATATGTTTTACGCAAACATGGCTATCGATTCAATTCAAAACGCCAAAATCAACTTCCTCAAACAAACAGTCAAGGAAGATTCCCTTCAAAAACCCCTAGTCGATTTTGTGGAAGCACAACGTGTCTTTACAAAGCAAATTGTTAAGTCTGCCAATGATGTAATGAATATTGCGTCAGAGACTTTTGCTAATTCGATTACCGGTAAAACAAGTAAAAAGGGAGATACAAAATGACATTTGTTCCACAAATATTTGGCCGTGATATGTTCAAAGACTTTGATAAATTATATGTAGGCTTTGACGATCAATTTAATAAGATGGCAAAGATTCATGATGATCTAACAAAGAGCATTCCAAATTATCCACCTTACAATATTAAGAAAACTGGAGATAACACGTATGTTATTGAAGTTGCTGTTGCTGGTTTTGCCAGACAAGATATTGAAATTGAACTTGCCGATGGCAAAATGATTATTAAGGGTAATGTAAATGGCGCAGACCAAGAAGAAAACTTCTTGTTCAAAGGTATTGCTAATAGAGCATTTACTCGCACATTTGCTTTGGAAGACCATATTGAAGTTCAAGATGCCGCTATGCTAAATGGTATGCTTAAGATTTTCTTAGAGCGTATTATTCCTGAGCATAAAAAGCCAAAGAAGATTGAAGTTAAAGATTCCGAAGTAAGTACAAAGCCTACAAAGAAATCTAAACCTCAATTACTTACAGAAGATCCTGTAGAAGATAGGATGCTATAATGACCAATGATCTAAAAGAATTTGAAGGAGCTCATGTTCCTTCGGTAAAAGACTTTTGGTCATGGGTTGAAAAAGCCTTTACTCCATCATATCAAAAAGAAATTGATATGTATCTAGGAGATTCTGTAGATCATAAAGATCTAGAAACTAGAATGCAAGTATTATCACGCAGAGGTCTATTATGAAATTCATTAAAGCTTTTATAAAAATCGTACACGAAGTACGACACCGACTAGCCACTCGTGGGGATAAACTCCCTACAAAGGGTTCGTAAAAACACTAGGGCTTCGGCCCTAGTTGTCCAAATGATAACAGAATACTTTGATATTTGACATAAAGATGTTATAATATATTATTCGTAAACGGAGAATTAAATGATTAAAATTTTAAAGCTACAAACCGGTGAAGAATTGGTTGCTGATATGTCAATGGAAACATCAAGTATTAAACTTGTGCAACCATTCATTTTAACAATGGCACCTAATCGTGAACCTGGATTTGAAAAAGAAATGACGTTGGCATTGTTTCCATATGCCCCATATGTTGTTAACCATACCATAGAAGTTGATGCTTCAAAAGTTATATGGATTTCAGAATTGCCTGATAGTATGATTACAGACTATCAGCGTGCACTAACATCACTAAATGTTTCATTGAATAAAATTGAGCAAGAACTTAATAATAAAGATACCAAATGAAAATAGTACATAACTTTAAAAAACGCACCAAACAAGGTGGTAAGGCAAAAACTTCTAGTATGAATAAGACTCAAAAGAGAAGTTATAAGGCATACAGAGGCCAGGGTAAATAAATGAACGGTAAAGGTAGTAAACCTAGACCATATAGTGTTCCTCTCACTACATTTGATAATAATTACGATGCTATTTTTCGTAATAATAAAAAAACAGATGAGGAAAAGTTTGATGATGCGATTATGAAGAATGAATACTATGATGAAGATTTAATTAAAACAAAGGAAAAAAATGACAACTAAAATTACAATTAAAGATAAACCAGTTAATACAACATATCAAGACAAAACAGGCACAACTGCTGGCGCAGGAACCGGTGCAAAGTTTGATGTAACTAAAACAGATGGTGTTTATATTGTAGCACTAGATTCAGTAGCAACAAGTTCTGGCGCTGGATATGTTGCAGGGGATACTATCACTATTGCAGGAACTGCATTGGGCGGAACCTCGCCTACAAATGATTTGATCCTGACTGTTGCTACAGTTGGTGCATTGGGTAAAATTGCTACATTCGGTTCAGTTGGAACTGGTCGTTCTGGCGATGGCGTCGTAGATGTTGTTGTTGATGTTACTGGCACTACTGGTGTAGATACTTATGCGTTTGACGGTAAAGCTGCAGACTTCACAGTTACAAAATCTGCAAGTAAAGTATCTGCAGTAAGTACATTATCACCTACTGTTAGTTTTGAATTGGCAGATCACGAGCGCGTTGTGTTTAATGATAAAGCTATTGCGTATGATGCGGCAGGCAAAGCTGGCGATGTGTATGCTTTATTAGCTGCTGGCTTAGGTGTTGCAGATGTTACCAAAGCCTATGTAGGTATTGGTATTAACCTTGCGGACAAGGGCTGGACAAACAAACAATTAGCAGAAGCATTGCTAGCTACAGATGTTTATAAAACAGACGCAGGCGGTGTTAGCAACGAAACATTTATTAAACAAGTCTACAAAAATGTATTTGGTGCTGATGCTACTTTTGCACAAGTTACGGAATATGTTAATTGGATGAATAGCAGCAAATTGTCTCAAGCAGATGTTTTAGTTGCAGCTAGTGAGTTACCAGCATTTGAAACTACAATTGGTTTAGTAGGTTTAGCTACAACGGGGATCGAGTATACTCCGGTTGTATAAATAAATTATGCCGCGGATTGGTGAAATGGTATCACAAAGGACTCATAATCCTTAGTTCCTAGTTCAACTCTGGGGTCCGCATCCATTATGAAAAAAATTATATTATCACTTCTACTAGCCGTGTCTACGGTTGCGTGTAGTCAAGAAAACGCCAAGCCTGTTTTGTGCATGGAAACAAAAGAGATGTTTGACGCAATATTTGAAGAATACCGTGAGACAATACTTATGGTATTTGACCAAGATACATTCGCAAATAAGATTGTATTAACAGTTAATCCTGCAACAAAGACATGGTCATTAGTCGAATACAGTACTGAGATAGCTTGCTTGCTAGGTTCAGGTCACAATTATAAGATAATGGGGCGTGTATCTAGTAAAGATTACTTATGAAATATATAATGATATTGGCATTGTTTATAACAAGCAATGCCTTTTCCATGAAAGTAACTGCTCATTCTTGGCTTGTTGCTAATGGTAATGGAAAAATTATTGAAGGCGAAAGTATTGATGAATCGAGATCAATCGCCAGTATTACTAAACTTATGACTGCAATGGTCGTAATTGATTCAGGCCAAGATCCGCAACAAATGCTTGGCAAATTTACAAGAGAGCAACACATACAGTTGGCACTTGTAAAGTCCAGTAACGAATCAGCTATTATATTGTGCGACAACTATCCTGGCGGCAAACCTAGTTGTATACGAGATATGAATTTAAAAGCTATGGCAATTAATATGCCTAATACTAAATTTGTAGAAGCGTCTGGATTAAGCCCAATGAATATTAGTACAGCTAGAGATTTATTAGAACTAGTTCTTTCTGCAAGCTACTATACTGATATTGTAGAAGCAAGTAAAACATCGCAAGTAAAAATTCAAATTAAAAAGAAGTGGTTCTTTTTTAATAATACAAATCCTATTATTGGAAAGAGACATAATTTTATTGTGAGTAAAACTGGAACAACAAATGCTGCCGGTGGTTGTATCGTTAT